GGTCAATGGGCGCAAGCAATCCAAGCAGGTAATAAAACTAATGCTGATGCTGAAAAGTATTTTAAGGATCAGGCAGCAGGACTTTACCCATTCATGGCTGGAACTATTGATGTAGTAAACCCAGCAACATGGTTTACCCCAGCAAAAATCTTATTTCTCAAAACTTAGGAATCAAAGAAAATACAATTGACTTCAACGACCCAAGCGGCAAATGGATGAACGCAGTAACTACTCGCGATCCAAAAACAGGGGCGATTGTTGCTCGCAGCAATGCTGACGTAATTAAAGAAATTCGCACTAATCCAATATACGGATACGATACTTCTCCAGGTGCTATATCTTCAGCAAAAGACCTTGGACGACAACTTAAAGCGATGATGGGATTCGGAGAATAAAATGGCTAAAGCACCTATAGAACCAGATGCGGGAACTTCTGCTCCACTTCCAGGCTTATCAGGCATAGCCACACAAGCCGCTAACGCGATTCTTACTAATAAGCCACTTCCTGTAGCAGCGACCACTGCTGGATATGCAGATGCTCAAGCAGCTCAAGCAGCAGCAGATCAAGCTGCTAAAGATGCAGCAGATAAAGCTGCAAAAGATGCGGCAGCAGCAAATGGAGATTTTACAACTAATGGCAATCAAGCTTTGTATAAAGGAACTCCATTTAACGGTATGCGTAATGGACTCCAATTTATTAACGGCTACCGTCAAGATATGTACGACCCAAATGGCAAAGAACGAACTACAACGACTACAACAATTCTTCCTAAAACCGATACAGGCGTAACTCAGTCAGCAAAAGATATTGTTAATGGATACCTTCGCGAAGCAGGACTTGCTGCACTCACTGACGAAACATGGAAACAATGGAACGCTGGAACTTCTGCAGAACAGATCATGGATTATGTTCGTACAACTCCAGATTACGCAGCTCGTTTCCCAGCGATGGCTGCCCTTCGTGCAGCAGGTCGAAGCATTACTGAAGGACAATACGTTGCTAAAGAGCAAGCCGATATTGACATGATGACTACTTATGGGATTCCAGCAGACATTGCTACCAATCGTAATCTATTGGGAAGCCTTATCTCTAATAATGTTAACGTTGTAACTTTGCAGCAACGCCTTATGGCAGGTCAAGATTCGATTATGTCTCAAGATAAAAATGTTCTTGCATACGCTAAAGAACAATTTGGCTTAACGCCCGGAGATTTAACTGCTTTTGTACTGAACCCAGATATTTCGGTTCCAATTCTTCAGCAAAAAGCAAAAGCTATTCAAATTGGTGGGGCGGCGTTTCAAGAAAAGCAAGCAGTTGATGCTCAACAGGCTATGGCTCTTGCTGCGGCTGGCATTACAGCCCAGCAAGCACAGCAAGGATTTGGAAACATCGCACAGCAAGGCCAATTCCAGCAAGCGCTCCCGGGAGATATTTCTGGAAACCTCACCAATGAAGAACTTATCAATGCCCAATTTGGCATGGATCCAGTAGCCCTTGCCAAACTTAAAAAAGTTGCGGCAACACGCGCTGATGAATTCCAAGGCGGGCAGTTTACCGCTTCAGCAACTGGCGTTACTGGAATTGGTTCATCACCTCAAGTTTAATTAGACAAACTTAGGCAATATGTCTATAGTTTTGCTTAGTAGGTCCATGTATTTGTAAGCAGTCTCCAAATCGTCTGCTTTAGACCTCGGAGGATTTGAAGAGGTTTGCCCCGTTGTTGGCTACGCGGTGTCAGGTCTGAGCTTCGGCCATAAAAAAACACTAGCCCCGCCATACCACCCTCCAAGGTAGGTATGCGATACGGAAATTGGAGAAAAAAATGGAAGATCTTGATTACACAAATGATGAACTAGATAATATCGGAACCGATGCAAACGAATCTGAGAATGATTCCAAGAACTGGCGACGTAAGTTAGAGCAGGACGCAAAAGATGGCAAGCGCGCAACCCGCGAAGCAGAAGCTGCTAAGCAGGAAGCACAGCAAGCAAAGCGTGAACTCGCACTTATAAAGGCAGGAATTGATTTGGAGTCAGGCACAGGCAAGTTATTTGCTAAGGCATACGATGGAGAAGCAACACCAGAAGCAATTAAGGAAGCAGCGCAGCAGTATGGTCTAGTCCCAACTAGCCAGACTACAGAAGTCCAAAGTGACCTCAGCGCTATTGATCGAATTGCAAGCGCCTCAGCGGGTGCTGGTGCAACTGTTACCCCATCAGCTTTAGATGACATTCGTAAAGCAGCAAATCCCGAAGAAGTTATCAAAATTCTTCAGGCAAATGGAGTCAGCATCTCTACCGAACAGCCCGGATCTTGGTTTGCAATTTAATTGCACCTAAGAACTTAACCCTTCAACAGAGAGAAACTAACAAATGGCATTAACACAGGTCAGTTCGCTTGATCTTTCCAAGGCCGCGTATGAGATGATTGCGTATTACGCACTTCGTCCAGAACTCTACTACGATTCACTCGTAGAAGTTGGTTCAACAAACGCAACAAACCGTGGAACAAGCGTAACATTCACAATCGCTTCAGATCTTGCAGAAGCAACAACAGCACTTACAGAAACATCAGACGTTACTCCAGTAGCAATGTCTGATTCATACATCACTGTTACACCACTTGAATACGGTAACGCTGTTCAGCTTACTTCAAAACTTGGTGCTACAGCATTTATGGAAGTTAACCCAATCGCTGCTAACGTAGTTGGTTGGAACGCTGGTATCTCAACAGACGGCATTGCTCGTGCAGCTGCTGGTTCAGGTACAAACGTTGCTTACACATCTGGTACAACTCGTGCTGGACTTGCTAAGACAAACACACTCATCAGGCAACGATGTTCGTAAGGCAGTTGCTAACCTTCGTAAGAATAACGTTCCTACATTCAACGGAATGTACAAGGGTCTAATTCACCCAGACGCTTCATACGATTTCCGTGGCGCAACAGGCGGAACAAACTGGTCAGATCCACACGTTTACTCAGATCCATCAGGTATCTATAACGGCGTAATCGGAAACTTCCAAGGCGTTCAGTTCATGGAAACACCACGCGCTCCATTCTTCTCAGATGGTGGAACAAACTCATACACAATCTCAACAATCGCTGTTGCTTCTTCAGTTGCAACACTCACAACCTCAGCTGCTCACGGTCTTGTAGTTGGTGACACACTCACTATCTCAGGTGCAACAGCAACTTCAGGTACAGGTTCAACAGATCAGACTGGCTTTAACCGTCAGTTCACAGTTGCAACTGTTCCATCAACAACAACTCTTACAGTTTCAGTTGCTGGTCTTACTGGCGTTAACGCAGGAACTTCACTTACATTGGTAGTTTCAGCAGTTGACGTTTACGGAACACTTGTTATGGGTCGCCAAGCACTTGCTAAGGCATACTCAACAGGTGGCGGATATGCAGAACAGGCAATCATCGTAGATGTACCTGTTATTGACACACTCCGTCGTTTCACAGGTGTCGGTTGGAAGCACTTCGTTGGATATGCTCCATTCCGTCAGGCTGCGTTGTACCGCATTGAGTCAGGTTCTTCAATCGGTCAGTAGTTAATCGTTAGGGGGAGGGTGCTTATACCTTTCTTGCCCTCCCCCTACATAACTTTTTAGTAAGGACTGAAATGCCTAAGTTCACACCACCTGTAGCAACACTTGTTCCAGTCATCACACCCGTCACTCCTAAATGGCAGCAACGACCATTTGCTTATTTCAAACCATCGATTCCGCGTGGGGCAAATGTATGGATATGGACTAATGGCACTATCAGTACAGCTCAACCTCCTGTGTGGGTAGCAACAGCAACAGCCCCCGGAGTTTCTTATGTTTATTACGGTGGACGTACTTACGATATTACAAACGATCAAGCGACCATCTTGCGTAACGCTGGATTNGGTGACGGCATTACTTCGTGAAAAACGATACAATCAACACTAATAATCAGGGGGGTATGATGGATTGCGACCACGCAAATGTCGCCCTCAAATGGGGTTTTGATAAAGATATGAACTTCTCCCCTATTCTCTGGGGATGCTCACGCTGCGATGCAAAATCAGCAGACCGTTTTCCTGATATTGATGTAACAAAGATTGACCATTCTAATTGCGATATTGAACAATGCTTTAGTTGTAAGATCCAGAACATTTCATTTGGCTCAGGCACAGCTCCTACTCGCAGGGCTGGCGCTGA